TTAGGCGTTTTTGTAAGATTTGTGCACCGACTTGTGCACCAAACCTTCCATCGAGCTTAGAGCCACAAGGGCTTTGTCCGTCTCCTTTTTTTCCATTTCTCGCAAAAGATGCGAGTAAACACGGATGGTTGTAGAATAATTAGAGTGACCCAATCGTTCAGAGATATAGTAGATTGAGACACCTTTGTAAATCAAATATGAGGCGTGTGTATGGCGCAGTCCGTGAAAGGTAATATCTTTAGACCCAATACGCTTTAAAACTCTGTGAAGCGTCTGATTTGCGCTTGTGTTGTCCGGTACACGTCCATACTGATTAATAAATATCAAATCAAGTGGATTATCAATTCCTAGTTCTTCTAACTTTATAATCTGCAGGGCGTGAAAACTTTTTAAAATATCAGCTAAGTGATCAGTAATTTTTATTAGCCGCTTGGATTGTTCGTTTTTGGTATCAGCGAATCCATTTCGTTGTAATGTATCCCAGGTCTTATTGATTCTCAGGGTTTTGAAGTCAAAAGAGAAACAATCCCATGTTAGACCGGCAACTTCGCTGTAACGAGCACCAGTTTGCAAACTAACCAACGCCATCAGCTTAGTTAAATGAGCAAATGTTAAGTCTGATTCAAGCGCGCGAGTCAGTTTTTCCGCATCTTTACCGTCTAAATATTTCATTTCTTTAGGCTTTTCTGGGCGCCCACTAATTTTAGTGTGCGCTGTAAAATTGCGCTTAATAATGCCATCATCGATAGCGTATTGGACGGCTGACTTAATTTGCACGTTAACTTTTTCGGAGCTGCTAAGCGAACGAGGGCTTCGACCTACAGGATTAGCATAATCGTTTAGAAACTTCTGATAATCGGTGCGTGTTATTTCATCTAACCGTTTGCCCGCAAAATAATTATTAACAATTCCAAGTGTATACTGATAACGTAATCGACTGGACTTTGCTAAAGTTGGCTCCTTATAAGTCTGATACCATTTTAAAAAGTAATCCGTAAATAGTTGCTTACCTAATCTTGGATTTATACCATTGCTAACATCAATTTCATTTTGGTTAGCCCATTCTTGAGCTTCACGCTTAGTTCGAAAACCACCTTGATTGATAAATTTACGATTCCCTAAATCATCGTAATATGAAACACGCGCATTCCATTTTTTACCACGCTTTTTAATACTTGCCATTTATATTTCCTCCTTAAATTTCACCTAGGCGGGTAGAATTTTAAGGACTTGCAGGCATCACCTCCTTAGTTGTGATAATATTATGTATGTAAAAAGAGTGGAGCAATCCACTGGCTTTTATTGGTAGCACATCTTACTTCTTGGCGGGAGGGGATGTGCTTTTTAGTTTAATTAGATTGAAACTTTGACCAAATTTTCAAAATCTTCTTAACTTCAGCTGGTGCAGTTTGATAATCAAAGCGATTTGCATCAAACATAAAGTATATTGCACCAAAATTAAATGTTCTATCATAGAAACCAGTGTGAAGTATATACATACCATTTTCTCTAAGATATTTGTAAACAGGAGCCATGTGTTTATCAGTGTTTCCCGTATCATTAAGCTTTGGAAAGGTGGCATCTGTCATAATGCCATGCACTTCCATGTAATCTAAAGCTTCTTCTTTTGTTTGAAGTATTTCGTCAGGATCAAAATATGTCATATTAATCACCCCCAAACAAGTCAGCTTTTAATGACATCAGTATTTGGTCAATGCGAGCGGCAGGAGTCGAACCTGCATAGCAGTTGTTAAGAGCGGGGGACTCTATTTTGGAGTGGACATGTTCTACCGTTGAACTACGCTCGCATGTTGCCCGCTAGGCTGGTAGTGGGCAGGGTGCTATTTTCGCTTGTGATTCCAGTAAACTAACATGACGACTAGCGCTATGAAGCAAATGATGCCAATTGCAATGGTAAAGTCGAACACGTGTGTGCTGTACGTTCCTACATACAATTCCATAGCTTTTACCCCGATTAAAATATATTTATACTAGTTCTACTTAGCATGTTTATACCCGGCTAAGCCGATAAAATATAATATCGCGATTGGCACCCAAATCACCATAACAATTGCTTGTGAAGGAATCCAGGTTGCCAGGATAAATAGTACGGCTAATATTGGCAAAAAGATGTGGCCTAGTGTTCCTAATATCTTCCATAGTGCTAGAAAGATGACGATCATTATTAGTAGTCCCATTACAATTACTCCTAATTAATTAAGCTTGATAGTGTTGCTTCTTTAACATTACTCATAGGAATTTTGACTGTACTATGTCCACTCAACACATCTGATGAATTGGATTCTCCAGTTCCGTCCTGTATTTTAAAAATAAGTGGATTTTTGTTATTCACTAAGTTAAATGCTTCATACACGACATTCTCTGATTTTCCGGGTAAAATTGAATGTTTTTGAAAACTAAGATCTTGGTCCGTAAGTTTAGCAGTTGCATCGTTGTACAGTGCATTTGGATCGTCAATTTCATGGTCGTCAGATAAATTTTCTTTAGTAGAATCGCTATTTTGGTAAACAGTTAAGCCTAAACTAGCGTCTTCGTTATTTCCTGTCTGAATACTATCAGCTGAGCGTGTCTTTTTAGAAGTATTGGTTATTTTTGCTATCACAACCACAACCCTTTTGCCCGTCGCTGTGTTATCGTCATAGGTCGGTACTTTGGCAACATGAGTAATTTCGACAGTTCCACGTTTAGGAAAGATCGCTGTTTTACCGACAAACTTTGCCTTAGTCTTATCAATTTCTTGTGCTTGAACTTTATCATGCGCTGCAAGAATTAGTTTTTCGTCACTGGTTAATTTTCCTTCTTGAGCGTGTTCAGCAATTTTACTAGTGTATTTTTTGTTCAGTTGCGATGTGGTTTCTTTTTTTAGGTCACTATTTGAACTTGAAGATTTACTGCTAGAATTCCCACATCCTGCAAGTAACAATCCCCCTAATAAAACAGAACTGGCCATAATAATTTTTCTCATTACAATAATTCCTCCAAATTTCCCAGCTTTTACCGACATCCGTATCTGGTCTGTAAGTTAACTTCTAGTTACTAACATTAGTGCGGAAGGCGTTAACGACATCATCTTCTAATCGTTTGGGTATACCAAAATTTTCCATAAACGGCATGACACTATTGTCAGCATACGTATCAACTTCGCTTAAATAAATTGGAATAAGTATTTTCAATGCTTCTAAATTAGCCATGCGCTCATATTTAGATTTATTGCTAAAACTAGAAAAATATAATATTCCTTCATCATGGTTGATAACGTGGCCTAATTCATGTGCCATTTGAAAGGCGATTTCAGACGGATTGTGCCATTTTAGGTTAATTAGAACGATGTTGTTTTCCGGTTTGGCTGACGACGGAGTGTATGCATCTAGTTTGTCTGTTAAGATGCAAGATATTCCATGATCCCAAGCATACTGCATTAAACGCTTGATGTAGATATTCAAATATTATCAGTCCTTCCCACCGTTTAAGATGCGTTTGATGTACTCCATATCTTCAGGAGGGATAGGCTTACCCTGATAGGTCATAATATAGTCGTCATCTGTAATATCAACTTGTTTGGGCTTCATTGAAGTAGAATTGTCATCCGTTTTGCCTAATAAGTAATCAACAGAAACATTTAAAACATCGGCTACGGAAGCCAAAGCTTTAGGGCTTGGATTACGTTTTTTCCACTGATACATATAATTTGCGCTTATCCCGGCTTTACGTTCAACCTCAGCAATTGAATATCCACGTTCTTTCGAAATTGTTTTTATCCTGTCAAACAGCGTCATGGTAGAGTTCCTCCAATGATTGGCAAGATAATTCTACAACATGTATAAAAAATAGTTGTAAAAATCTAAAACATGTTGTAGAATTATCTTTGTTAAGAAATATTGTTAACAAATTAGCAAAACTAAAAGAGCTTATTAATCATCTTGGCGGGCGATAAATAAGAGCTTTGTAGCTATTTCGTTATGTCTATATATTAAGACATGTTATAGACTTTTGCAATATCTTTCTTAATAAATATTAAAAGGAGGCAAACTGATGTTTATTCGTATGGAAACAAACAATAAAGCAGAAGCGATTAAATCGTGGCTGGCAAATCATCGCCAGTTAGAAAATCAAGGGACTATCGCTGATCATTTCAAAAAATCAATCACTTTTGTAAATCTTGCGTTGAATAAAAAGATAACAACAAACGGTGCAGAGCGATTAGTTAATGAAGTGTATGACTACCTTGTTAAAAAATACAAAATCTAAGGAGGACTAGCAATGAATCAAATTACACCATTTAATTTCGAAGGCAATCAACATTAATCGCAGAAAGAAAGGAATGATTCACATGCAAGAGGTACAACAAGTTAAATTTAACGGAGATCTAATTTTAACTACTGAACAGTTAGCCGAATTTTATGGAACAACCTCACGACGCATTACTGATAATTTTAATGCTAATAGGGACAAATTTATTGAAGGTACTCATTATTTTCATTTAGAAGGTAGCCAACTGAAACAATTTAAGAACCAAACCCGAAAAACGGGATTGGTTAGTGAACACGCCGGTGCAATTAATTTATGGACTAAACGTGGTGCTAGCCGGCATTCTAAAATGCTTGGAACTGATCAAGCTTGGGACATGTTTGATGAGCTGGAAGAAAACTACTTTAACCCGAAACAGTTTGCACTACCAACATCACCGAGAGAGATTGCCAGATTGGCGCTGCAAGCCAATGAGGAAACTAATCAGCGCCTAGACAGTGTAGAGGGCGATGTGAAAGAACTCAAAGAGAACCAAGTTATTCCTAATCCTGAATATAGCGCACTTGGTCGCCGGGTTAATCAACGGGTGTCAGAAGTGGCTCACAGTTATGGGAATATCACACAGAAACAGCGTGGCGAGCTGTTTAAGGACATTAACGGTGGCATCAAGAAGATTGCTAACGTGAGTGCTCGGTCAATGCTACGCAAGAAGGACTACCAGATGGTAATGGACTTCATCAACGATTGGGAGCCATCTACAGCAACTAAAACGATTATTCGGCAGACGTCACTTAGATTCGACAAAGAGCCAGCATAGGAGGATTAACAATATGACAAAAACACTAAAGCAACTAGTACGCGTATTATGGGCAATCGAAAAAGGCCTCCATGTTATCGCAAGTAACACGGAGGCCAAGAAAATAAAGGCAGATATTAAAAGTGTTCATGCTGCCGATATTGTCACGGGAAGGCTTAGTCAGCGTTAAGCACGCCCATCTTTGATAGAACGTTGATCATCGCAACGAGCGTGTTTTTAGTAGTTGCTTTTGTTAAAGCTGTAGTTGCCACGGTCAAAGAGCTAACTTGAGCTGGGGAAAGCGGGGTGCCGGCATTGTCAAGTTGCGCTTTTAAAAAGGCAACTAAATTAATTTCAGCATCGCCATTCCAAACTTTATCTGTTTTCTCTGAAATAAGTTTCATTAATTCACTATTGTCCATTAAATTTCACCTCGGTTAGTTGGGATAACAAAATTATACACCGAAAGGAGTGACCAGGATGGACAGTTTGGTAAGTGCTTTGTCGAAGCTTTTCACGCAAGCATATGAGCAGGGAGTCGCGGACGGGCGTAGTCAGCAAGCTGTTGATCATAAAATGATTGGACGTAAAGATTTCTACTCTGAGTTTGGCATTAAGGTTGATACATTCGACAAGCACTATCGCGACAAAGAAGGGTTCCCAAAGCCAGAAGAAGACGGAAAGTGGTACGCCCCAGCAGTCGAAAAATGGTTATTGAATCATCAAAATTTGAGTAATTAAAGCCTAGGCGGGTAGATGATGATTCAACTCATAAGGAGGAATTTCCATGGTAGAAGTAGCGGTATTAACCTGGGCGCTAACAACCGTGTGGTACAAGCGCCGAGAGATTAGAAACTGGTTTGGAATTTAAGGAGGAAAAGTAATGGTAAGAAACACAGATGCATTTGTTGGACTTGGCAATAAATTAGTTGCCAATGCTGACAAGGCACAAGCAAATGATTTACTAAGTGAAATGAATGTTGCTAGTTTGTCAGGCCATCACTCAATCATCTGGAACAAGTCTGGAATTAGTGTCGGCGTTATCAACACACTATCAGAAGAAGATATTTCAGTTAGCAAGTGTCCTGGTGGCGGCTATGTCATTGATTGGCAAGAAGCATTAGAAATGGAGGAATAATCATGAAAGTTCATGTAGGCGATCGGGTGAGTTTCAAGGCTGAGTATAGTTGCGGCCAATTAATACGAGAAGCCGGCGTTGGCAAAGTAGTGGATATTAAAAAAATTCCTTTCACATTGCGCACTCAAAAAGATGTGGCTGTAGTTGAACAAAATGGACAGCAATTCGAAATTATTACCAATGGTATTCAAGTGCTCAAGTAGGAGGAATGATCATGCAAAAAGCATCAGTTTTACCATTTAACAGCTGGAAACGAGCACAAAAAAAGCCATCGCTAGTATCGGCTAACGATGGACTAATAGAAGAAATGTTCAGCACCAACATCTACTCTATTCCAAAGCAGTCTCGTTTGCAAGTGCTAAGGAAGCGAGGACGGTAGTTATGGAAGAAATCGTGAACAATCACATCAAGTTTCTAAAGCATGTTATCAACAATGTTTGGATCAGTGATGGCGAATCGCTGGCCAAGTTGTACAAGATGTTGGATAAGAGTGAAACAGAATTGAACGAATTACGGGGGCTTGAATAATGGTGAATGAAGTAATTAATCTGCCAGACTACACGGTGGACTATCAACCGGTACCAATCAAAATTAACAATTTGGAAGGATTGCAGGCGGCTATTGCGCAATATGTATCGCGCTACTCGAATTTAGTAATCACCGAAGATAACGTAACTGACAGCAAGCAAGTGCGAGCCAAATTGAACAAGCTCAAAAAGGCACTTGATGATCGGCGCAAAGAAATCAAGCGCAATTATAATCAACCATTACGTGAGTTTGAAACCGAGGTAAAAAAACTTGAAGCCAGCATCGACATGATCATTGATCCGATTGATGAAGGGCTTGGTGAGCTGGAGGTTCAACGCCGTGAACAACGCAAAGCTGACGTGATGGACTTGATTGCTGAAATGGCCCCCAATTATGACGTTGGGGTGGATGAAATTGAATTCGATCCTCGTTGGCTGAATAAGAGCATCAGCAACAAACAAATCACTCAAGAAGTTGCATCATCGATGACGGTGGTAAAGCAAGCCAAGGATAAGTTGGCTACTGCCACAACGATGATTACCAAGTATGCTCAAGCAGTCGACGTTGATCCCATCCCATGGATTGACCAGTTGAAGCAAGGACAGGATGTCCAGTACTTGTTGCAGGCAATTGACCGGCAAGTTGAATCAGCCAAAGAACGTGAACGTCAGCGAGAGCTTAAACAGCAATTGGCTGCAGAACATCAGCAAGAAACGAGTACCGGTAAAATTGTCGATACAGACACCGGCGAAGTAGTGTCTCTTACTCGGACTTTGAAAATTACAGCCACTAAAGACCAGATGTGGGGGCTATCTTCATATATGAAAAAGAATGGTATTAAATTTGAGGCGGTGAACTAATGAGTCTTGAAGAAGCTAAGACTATGGGAGCATTTGCTAGTGCATTAGCATTATTCCAACAGCAAGTTGTTGCACCAAAAGAAAACGGACATGTTAGTTATAAAAGCACAAAATATGATTATGTTATGTTAAAAGATTTGATTAAAGCTATCAACGAAGGAATCAAAGGAACAGGACTGGCTTGGCTTCAAGATACTAAGACAAATGCTGGTATTGTATCGGTTAGAACAATTGTCTTTCACAAAGACGGTTATCGATTTGAATCATCATGGACTGAAATCAAAACAAGTGGCAAAGCGCAAGATGTCGGTAGCGCTATGACCTATGCACGGCGATATTCATTGAGTACAACGTTTGGCGTTAACTCCGAAACCGATGATGATGGTCAGTCAGCAAATGATGGTGCACCGCAGTTCGAACAGGCCAATCATAATCAACAAAAATTGTTAACTAATCTGTTTAACGAAATGTCTAAAACTACTGGTAAACCAGCAAAGGATGTTCAGAAGGGATATCTGGGGTTAACAACAATTGGTGCATTGCGTCATGACATGGCAAATTCATTGATTAAGCTAATCACAGAACAACTTGAAAAATTAACAGTCAAGGCGGGTGACAAGGCATGATTAACCGAAGCGTTTTAGTTGGTAGGCTTACAAGAGACCCAGAATTACGTTATACGAATGGTGGTGCTGCGGTTGCAACGTTCACGATTGCTGTAAATCGCCAATTTACAAATCAAAATGGAGAACGTGAAGCTGATTTTATTAGCTGTGTCATCTGGCGGAAGGCTGCTGAAAATTTCATTAATTTCACACATAAAGGATCACTTATTGGAATTGATGGTCACATTCAAACGAGAAACTATGAAAATCAGCAGGGAACTCGTATTTATGTTACTGAAGTAGTCGTTGATAACTTCTCATTGCTTGAATCACGTGCTGCATCTGAACATCATCAAAGTGCTAATAGTAATGGCCACAGCTCAAACAATAGCAATAATAGAAAATATGATAACAATCAAAACCAGTATGGAAATAATGGCGGCCAGATTGATATTACGGACAATGACTTGCCGTTTTAAGTTGAGGTGATCATGTGGAACTGCTACCGACTAAGTTAATTGAAAAAGATGGCGAGTGGTATCAGGTTCAGAAGCTCACCCATAAGCCTAACCTTGATCATGTTGAGACGGTAAGTGGTTCTGCTGACGAATACTACACGTACTCGGAATTAGCTGACACACGTAAAGCTAGGCCACAACAGCGACGCTTATTCTTCGCGTTGCTTAGTGACATCTATATGTGGTCAGGTATGCCGACAGACTTCTTGAAAAACTTGTTTTATTTGCAATATGAGTCATATACGTTTGGCAAGCAGATCAGCCTGTCAGACACCACAGAATCGTCTGTGAGCGATGCTAACCAGTTGTTAGACCTAGTCATCGACTTCATGTTTGAGTGGCACGTGCCGTTCAAGGAAGGCTATAAGCTATTACCACGTGAGCAAGAGTATTACCTGTTCCAGTGTTGCCGTCATCGAGTTTGCGTGATATGTGGTAATCGTGCTGATATCCATCATGTAGACGTTATCGGAGCTGGCTTGAACAGAACACACGTTGACCACACCAAACGGCACGTTATGGCATTGTGTCGAGTCCATCACAGCGAGATTGAGCAAATTGGATCCGTGGCATTTAGTGCAAAATACCACGTCCCGGTAGATGGCATAAAACTAGATAAAGAAACGTTAAAACGAATTGGCTTGAAAGGTAAATACAGCAGTGACTAATACACCGGGTAGGTGGAATGCCTACTAGTAAATAAGGGAGGATTAAGAGATGGCACAGAGAAGAATGTTTAGTAATACGATCACGGATTCTGATTTGTTTATGGATATGCCTAAGTCAGCTCAGCTACTATATTTTCATTTGAATATGCATGCTGATGATGATGGGTTTGTTGGTAATACAAAATCTATTATGCGGATGACTGGTTCAAGTGATGATGATTTGAAAATTTTGTTAGCCAAGCAGTACCTTATTCCATTTGAGAATGGCGTCACTGTGATTAAAGATTGGCATATTCATAATTACATCCGATCAGACCGTAAGCACCCCACGAAATATACTAGTGAGCTTAAACAATTAGAACTAAATGAAGACGCTAGTTATAGTAAATTACCATTCGGTAGTCAAGTGTCAACCAACGGTCAACCAGATGACGGACACTTGGTAGGCAATTGTCATACCGAGGTTAGGTTAGGTAAGGATAGGTTAGGTAAGGATAGTAAAGGTAAGTATATAGAACCAGGTAAGCCCAAGCCAGGAAAAACCAAACCAGTACGACACAAATATGGACAATACCAGAATGTCTTACTGACGGATGAACAATTGGAGAAACTCAAATCGGAGTTTCCTTCTGACTGGCAAGATCGTATTGAGCGAGTCTCTGGGTATGTTCAATCTAGTGGTAAACACTACAAAGATTACTTGGCTACCATTCGTAATTGGGCTAAGAGAGATCGGCAAAGTAACCAAAGTAACAAAGTAGCGCCACAAACACGAGAGGACTGGTTTGGCTAATGGAAAATGTAACGAAGTTATTTAATCAAGCCACGATTCAGAAAGTAGTAGCGGCTAGAGGCATTGATACAACTAAGTTGCCAACCAAAGAAGAATTGGATCATCAAACAATTGATCGGGCGAATGCGGGCGTAATTGCTAACCGGAAACGGTATTACTATCGCATGTCAGTCTGGTCTGGAGGCGTGCCACTACGATTTAGCTTTAATGATTGGCAGGTTGATAAACAGCCTAATCAAGCTAAAGCTAGAGAACTTGGCAATCAGGCATTTAAGTTAGCTAGGCAATTAGAGACTAACCAGTTCAACGTAGCACTTGCAGGTGGCCCTGGTGTTGGCAAAACGTCATTAGCACTGGCAATTATGTATCAGTTAATGGGTGTAGGCCAAACAGCGATGTTTGTTTCAACAGCTGAGTTGCTACGGCTGGTAAATGAGAAATACGAAGCACCGGACGTACGTCAACGGTTACTATACGTTTTAAAAGACATGCAAAACGTTGATGTTCTAGTTTTAGACGATTTTGGTACTGAAGGCGGTAAGCCAACCGAAAAAGGATTCTACAAGCCAGTGCACAAAGATTTGCAGACGCTGATGTATCAAGTGGCGAATGCGCGTTGCGATTTTGATCATAACGAAGTCAAACATATAACCATCATTACGACTAACAACACACGTAAGCAATTAGAAAGTATGTATGATGGCAAAACAATCGATCGCTTATATACCAAGGATACTAGCTGTCAATTGCTGTTTGACAACATGGAAGGAGTCAGAAGTGTATGAGTTGTGAATTATGTCATGGTAGTAAAGTTGTTCAGCAACCACTTGGGAGTTATGGTTTCACGTTTGGGCCATGCCCAAATTGTACGAATGAGATACACGCTCATTACGAACAGGAGCTTGAAAGGAAGTTAGCCTATGGCGAGCAAAAATTGGCCTAAATAACTAGAAGTAATTCATAAGCTAGAAGCGAGATATGGCAGCATGGATAACGTGCCTGAGAGCAAACTAGCTAACTTGCATAAGATGCCTGGAATTAAGGCCGTATCAGGCGATTACACGGAGATTACGCGTACCCAGTATAATGCCATTAAATTAGTCATGGAAGGCAAGCAGAGTAAAACTAGGACGTCTCGGGAGTTAAAACGGAGTAACAGTTGGATTGATAGGTGTATTCGTGCGATTGACGAAAACAAATACTACATTACGGAGGACGAAGATACCTAGACAACTGAGCAACAGGCACAAATTGGCCAGGACCTCATTGCTGATATTATGGAGTTGAGCAATTGCGATAGTAAACAAAAAGCCGCCTACTAAGGCGACCAGTCACAGGACCACTCGAATGACCGTTGTCAGTATAACATATAAAAGCGTCGTATCTGTTGAGGAGAATACGACGCTAGGAATTAAAGCAACTATAATATACACCACACGATATATTTAGGCAACCCTAAACATGTGTGCTGCTAGACTACAATATTTGAAAGGGGAACTGGTAGTGAAACGCTCAACTATTAGAAAAGTAGAAGATATTTTGCGCGATTATCCCAAAATTGACAAGTATATCGAGAAACGTGAACAGGAATTACGTTATCCAACTGTACCACGTGATGATAATGTTGGAGGTGGCAAGGCCCAATACAAGTATCCGGAAACGACACTCAACACGATTATCACGATTGATGATGATCGACGCATTAATGCTTTGAAACATCAGCGGGAAGTGATTGACGATTGTCTAGATGATGTGGGACATGATACGGAGGTTATTGTTACTGAATTGTATTTTCGAAATCATCCAAGATATACTCTGGTTGGCCTAGTAGATAACAACTTGTTGAGTGTTGGTAAGGCGCGAGCATATGAACTAAGAAACGCATTTGTTAATGAGTGTGCAAAGAGATTAGGATTGTATGATCTATAGTGGAAAAAAGTGAGAAAACTAGCCTCTATAATCGTGTTAAATTGGTAGTATGCCAAATGTGATTGACATGCATGAAGTAATCCTCCAAATTACAGACTGGTAGTCGCTGTGGGCTAATTGGCAAGCCACAATGGGATGTAGGTTCGAGGCCTACCGGCGATATTAAGTATCAAGCTGGTGTATGAGGAACTGATAATTCCGCCCAGCATGTCTGCGACTGAACGATCGTTATTAGACGATAGCCTAATAATTATTGAACCTATTTTTAATACAACTGGGTTGCAGTGAAAAAAAGCTGTTTCGATATGCAGATTATAGCAGCAAGTTTGAGATAAAAAGCATTGACGGTTGTGCCGACGCAAAGCCCAAGCAAATGTTAGTGTGAGAACTAGCAGAACCAAATGGGATTCTCAATAAGTCGGTGTTGTAGTTGAAGCGGTAACACCGTTTATAAACGACCAGTCAAGTACCAGTAGGATAAATCTACAGACATACTAAAACAAAATTATGTTTAAAATATGCCTAAATCATCTGAACGTTGGTAGCCATTGTGCTAGCCCATGCCTTGTAATACATTAACAGCTAATTAGGTAGCTCTTAATTAGTAGGCGTTAATGAGCATGTAGCTTAAAATTATCGTAGCTAAAGCTAACTACGCAAACCAATGCGGATACTTGTTTGGCTCTGCGACAGAGACAGTGAGCTGTGGCGGTCTGTAAAACCGTTGTCGAGAGACTGAGTAGGTGCAAATCCTACCGGAGCCATTTACGACCCAAGCAAGTCACTAAACTGCTGAATAGGGCGGAGTCGTGTTTGGAATTAACTTCATAACATGAACTCCCATCGGCTTGTTTACATTGGCTGTGCTTGTGGCGGAATAGGTAGACGTTTTAAGAGGCAACACAGGATGGTGTTGTTATGTAGGGTGCAAATCCCTACCAAGCACATTAAACGCGTCCACGGCTCCAAAACGGACAATCTCCAAACTAACTCTCGCTTATTGGCGGGAGTTTTTGTCTAGCTAGATTAGTTTGGAGATTTATATAACTGAAAAAATACGTAAAAAGCATTAGAAAATGGCTTCGAGTCCATTTAAATTTTATGTGCGGGTTGGTTGTAGGGGGTGATGTTTGGAGAAGTTATTGCTTCGATAAAAAATAGTATCTGATAGAAATATCGGGTACTATATTATTGAGGTGATTTTAAATTGAACAAAAACGATGAGATAAAGATGATGATCGAGCATCCTGAATATATCATTCATGCAGAAAAAATTGGAATTGAAAAACGAATTAAGCAGAAAAAATTGGATGCTGGGGAGGTGAAGACGGCAATGATTGATACTGCAAAAAGTCAGGGAAAAGGACTAGTTTCAGATATTTTAAATGGAAAATGGGGAGATCTTATCTTTGATGTGGTTGAAACTGGAGATCATTTTAAAACTAGACTTGATGATATGAAGAAAGTAATGTTATTAGCAGAATATCTTCAGAAGGTTGATAACCAAGAACAAGGCCTGTTAAAGCTGACTGATTTAATTACAGATCCGTATGGCCTCAGCATATATTCAAAAATTGTTTCAATATTGTCAGATTCGCCAGCCGACGATGACTTATTGAGCCTGATGTCAGAATATCTGAAAAAGTTGACTGAAGAAGATGATTTAAGCAAGATATTTTCACAAACAAAGAGTATCTTGAGCTTGATTGATAAAAGTTCACCGCAAGCTTTGGTTTTACTAAAGAATACAGCTGTTTGGCCACTTGTACCTAACCCGAGTGTGGGAATTACTGTTAGTGGAAAGGTTCAGGGCGATAATACAAAATTGGTAGCTTCTGCGTTTTCTAAGGTTCCAAAGTTTAAAAAGTTTTCGTTGACTTCTCTTCAAATGGCAATTGTTGATTTAGAAACGAACGGTTTGGCTGAATTTGTTTCAGGAACGTTACAAGGAGATAACCAAAAAACGGTCTGTGCTGAACGACCAACTGATACTGGGAAGATGTTATTGGAATCTATATGAGATTAATTATAATTAATGTATTGATATCCAAGCTAATAGTGTATAAACCTGTATTTAAAAGTTAAAACGGCTTCAAACTGTCTCTCACTTATTGGTGGGAGTTTTTTTGATACATACGAGGAGGAATTACAATGAATATGGAAGACAACGAGGCAACTCATGGCAAAGATGATTAACACCAAATACGGCTACGTAACGCCACAAGAAGCGGAGATGGATGCCCACTTAGATAAATGGATGAAGCGTCGTGCTAAACAGCATGGCGCTTTTAGTTTGGATAAAAAATGGAGGAAGCAACATGCCAAGGACAAGAAGATGCCGCTATCCTAACTGCCATGCGATGGTCACGTTCCCTGACCACTATTGTCAACAACACTATGAACATGAAGCTGAGTATTTAGCTAGTCGGCAACGTTGGGCACGTAGCCACGATAAGCATTACACGCACAAGTACAACACGGTTACACGTTATCGTAATGACACTAAGCGTCAGCAATACAATTTCTATCGGACAAGGCAATGGTCACATCTAAGACAACAAGTCCTGGAGCGTGACCATTACTTGTGTGCTTACTGTAAAGTGCAAGGCGTCATCACGCCTGCTAAGACAGTTGATCATATTGTGCCAATTGAGTTTGATGAAACATCGAAAGCTAACGTTGATAACTTAGCTGTTATCTGTGGTAAGTGTCACCGACTCAAGACGGATTGGGAACAATCATATTATGGCACTGGCCAAGGCAACGAGTTGCAAAGCGTAACGCCGATCAATGATGTATCAGCAATCGTTGTGTTAATGGATAAGGAGTGAAGATATTGAAATCATATTATATTGAATCAATTAATCTGTGGATTATTTGCGTGAATGCTGACAATTTTGTTGATATGAAGACAAAGGACGCTATTAGAAAACAATGGCGTCAGCAAGTTCATACGGCTGAAGATGTCGTTGTGCTTGATAAGTTTATTGCGCCGCTTGAGTTCATTGGTAAATCAGGTGCAACCATTGATACTGAAACAGTTGTCAAAGCAATCAAGCAATCAGAACTTAAACGCGAACACCTTAGTCAAATGATAGGACAATAGAAAGGATAGTGGTAGTCATGACGAATAGATATGATAAGATTCCTGACCACGAAGTAATTAAATCAGCAATGCAACAGGAACTAACCGATAAACAAATTGCACATGTTAAGAGTGAAATTGAAACAGCTGCTTTGCAGAATGATGATAAGGCTTATGTTGATCTTATCAGCTTTAATCCCAGCCAAAAGAGAAAGTTAGAACAGGTTCTAAAAAGCAAAGGGTATCAGTTGGTAGAAAAATCAAACTAGTCAATCCTCATTGATTTATAAGCTCATATCGTTTGATTTAAGCAACTTTAAATTTATTAATGCAATTAGTCGCGATGATTATTAAAACAACCCCCGCCCCCTAACACGTCCCAGGAAGAGCACACACATTGCCGTCATTTTGTGATAGAAACAATTTTTGAAAATTTCTAGGTAGGGGGGGTCACCAAATAATGAAAGGAGAGAGTAGTGGTGAAAAAGTCGGATAAAGACGTCAACGACGGGCAATTAACACGTACACCGCCAGCTTACTTAGGCCGGCAAGCTAAGGTCGTTTGGCGTCGATTAGTGCCTTTTTTAGAAGATGGTACCCCGGTTAAACGCATTGATAGCGGGCTTGTAGAGCAATATGCTTCCCAATATGAGATTTATCGCAATGCGTATAAACATATCCAGGAAAACGGTGAAGTCCAAGCAATCTATAAAACGTTACAAGATCAGACCGGTAAAAAAATTGGTCAAGACTTCGTGGGCTACAAGCGTAATCCCATGACGCAAATTTACGATTCAGCGGTTAAAAATCTGACTAAACTAGGCGCTGAACTAGGCTTGTCGCCAAAATCGCGTAGTGATTTGTTAAAGCTGAATTTAGATGATCACAAAGACAAACGTAGCGTCGCTGATCGTATGAAAGAATTTCTAGGAGGCTAATAATGAAGATTGATTTAACACAAACACACGATGTCTTGGGCGTTTACCAATCAATCGATTGGCAATCCATTAAAACACGTTATAACGATGCTGGTACCAAATACGCTTTCTCAGTTTTAGATGGCGATGTTGTTACCGGTTATTTGATTAAGCTAGCTGCACTACGGCATTTGCGTGATTTACAGCGCCAGGGAAGTGTTGACTTTTCCTTTCATTATTCAACTAAGAAAGTTTCACAGGTTTTGAAGTTTGCGGCAATTTGCCCGAATGTTGATACTGGTGAACCCACAAAACTAATGCCATGGCAAGAGTTTATTATGGCAATGCTGATTGGTTGGCGTAATGATGACGGTGGCAAGCGCTTTTCACGAGCAATTGTTTCCGTTGCGCGGGGCCAAGGCAAAACTTATCTTATGGCGATTATTACTGCCTATAGTTATTTAATTGAGTCATTGGGACTATCTAACCAAGACTATTTAGTTTCATCCATTAATTACAAACAAACGAGCAAGATTCTGGGCTACATTAAGTCAATGCTTGCTAAGATTGCAACTATTGAGCCATTTAAGTCATTGATTGCTGATAGTGGGCTAGATACTCGGACATTGTCTTCACAAGCGGACCAAGTTGTGATGAGTAGTAATAACAATAAACTGCGAGCAATCAGTCACGAAGCTGGTCAGTACGATAGCTTTCATTTCACAACGGCTATATTTGATGAGATTGGTGAAATTAAGACACGACAAAAGGTTTCTAAGATTGTGTCAGGGCAAGTTAAAGTACCTAATCGGCAATTTATTCAAATTTCAACGGCATATCCTGATCCCACTGTTCCGTTTCACGATGATGAGCGTATGATTCAGCAAGCCATGGAACAAGATTATTTGCGCGATGCTGATACATATTTGGGGCTTATTTGGTCGCAGGACAATCTGGACGAAACTTATAAGCCCGATATGTGGGTTAAAAGTAATCCCTTACTAGATTTACCGAGCCAACGAGAAGTGTTGCTGAACGGCTTGACAGATAAGCGTGATTCTGACGCTTTGTCGGGCACACTCAACGATTTCCAAAATAAAAACCTCAACTTGTGGCTAGAGCAATCGGCCGATAGCTTCTTGAAACTGCCTGACGTTGAGCGAGCTATTATACCATCGTTTAGTTTTGATGATCGGCAAGTTTATATTGGCTTTGACTACTCGATGTTTAGTGATAACACGGCACTAGCGTTTGTATTCCCTTATCGTGATAATAATGGCAAGCCGCGATGGTTTATTTATCAGCATAGCTTTATTCCCTGGCAGAAAGCTGGTTCGATTAAAGCTAAAGAAAAGCAAGACGGTATTAATTATCGGGACTTAGCTAAAAAAGGTTTTTGTACAATTAGTAGTCACCCTCAGGGACTCATCAATGACGAGCAAGTTTATCAGTGGTTACTTAACTTTGTTGAGCGGCATCGACTGGAAGTTGTTTTCTTTGGTTATGACGCGTGGGGGCTAACGCCTACAATCAAGCAGCTAGATTTGAATTCAGGGTGGCCATTGCAAGCCATTCGGCAACGGACTAGTGAATTGAAGGATCCAACTAAGTTTTTGCAGACGATGTTTGTTGAAGGCTCGGTAGACCGCTTGGATGATCGAATTATGGAAAAGGCATTACTAAATGCTGAAATTTATGAAGACAAAATTGGTATTCAAGTCGATAAAGCTAAGGCCACATTGAAGATTGATGTGGTGGACGCGTTAATTGATGCCTTATTCCAAGCCATGTATCACTTTGAAGACTTTTCAGATGTAAACAATCCTGATAAACAGGTCGAACGTATGAGTGAAAAACAAGTTCTTGAATGGTTTAATAACCCAGAATCAGGATTGTTAGGAGATGATATTGATGATTTTTAAACAATTTTTTGCAACTATCTGGCATTACTTTGATGTGTTGTGTTTTATTCTGGGCATGATCGCTGGGGTATATGCAGCCTTTTTATTCGGACAGGCACAAGGCGTTTTAGCAATTGCTGTAGCTTTATTTTTAGTTGGCTGGCTTTCGGAAGTCGTAGTAGCCAGTCAAAAAGGAGGTGATTAATAATGCCCTTTTTTGAACCACCAACGGCAATAAAAAATTCAGTTAGTATTCAAAGCGTGCCAGTAGATGACGATAATATCGTTAATTTTCTGTCACCGACTGGCAATAATGAGTATGTTAGTGCCAAAGATGCTTTGGAAAATTCAGACATTTATTCAGCAGTTAACCAAATATCTGGAGACTTAGCCACGGTCAAATTAATGGCTAATATGCCACGAGCACAAGGAATTCTAAACAATCCTAGCACGACAGCTAACGGTCACACGTTTTGGCAGTCTATGTATTCACAATTGTTATTGGGCGGTGAATGTTTTGCATATCGTTGGCGTAATCCTAACGGTTTAGATTTGCGCTGGGAATATTTGCGACCTAGCCAAGTGCAAACTTACTTATTAGATGATGGCAGTGGCTTAACCTATACGGTTACCTTTGATGAGCCTAATTTGGGCGTCCTTCAATATGTACCACAGTCTGACATGATTCATATTCGCTGGGCTAGTACCGATGGCGGTATGACGGGTAACAGTCCATTAAAAGCATTATCGAGTGAGTTACAAGTCAAGAGTTCGTCTAACAGTTTAACGTTGGCTGCATTAGCACGTTCAATTAGCGCTCCTGGCGTTCTATCTATTCAGCACGGTGGGCTGCTTAGTGAGAAGATGAAGGCCAGTCGTTCGCGTAACTTTATGAAGCAAGTGAACAGTTCAAACGGTGGCCCGGTAGTTATTGATCAACTTGAAGATTACAAGCCATTAGAAATGAAAGCCGATGTTACTAAGCTATTAAGCCAAACAGATTGGACGAGCAAGCAAATTGCTAAAGTTTTCGGCATTCCTGATAGCTATTTAAACGGCCAAGGCGACCAGCAAAGTAATATTGACCAAATTAAAGGCATGTACACCAATGCCCTTAATCGCTATTTACAGGCGATTTTAGCTGAGCTGGATAATAAGCTTAATGCTAAGATTACGGCCAATATCCGGACTGCTGTAGACCCATTGGGAGACTCATTTGCAGCTACCCTATCGGGACTGGCTAAGGACGGCACAATTGCTAATAATCAAGCAACTTGGTTACTACAGCAGACTGGTTATTTTCCGGATGAAATGCCTGAAGCTAAGAACCCAACGACACAACAAGCTGTGATTCAATCGGGAAAAGGAGGTGATAATGATGACAAAGAAAGTAATGATTAAAGGCGATATCGTTGATGATCAAACAGCCGGTTTCTATCAGTTCTTTGGAATGCCAGCAGTATCGCCTTCGGGTGTTGCTGACATTTTAAATGATGACAGTGACGATGACGACGGTGATGATGAAGCGCTTGAAGTTGACATTGCTTCCAATGGTGGCGATGTTTTTGCGGCTAGTGAGATTTATACTATGCTAAAAAATTATGCTGGTAATGTAACAGTTAATATTCAAGGCTTAGCCGCTAGTGCGGCCAGCGTGGTTGCTATGGCTGGCGATCACATCAACATTTCACCAACTGCTCAGATTATGATCCATAAGGCTTGGTCACAACCAGCTGGTAATGCTGACGATCTGGAGCATGAAGCCAGTATTTTAAATGGCATTGATCAATCAATTGCCAGCGCTTATGAGGCTAAAACCGGCATGGATCAAGCTGACTTGCTACAATTAATGGCAAATGAAACATGGTTAACCGCTAGTGATGCCGTCGATAAAGGTTTCGCTGATGAAATTATGTTTGCTAATGATCAACAATTACAACCGGTGAACGCTATTTCACACATTCCACCTAAATCTGCAGTTAATAAGCTGCTGAATCTCATTTACAAGGCGGATAAGGATAAAAATAAGCCGTTTAAAGAAGAAAATACTACTAATAGTCAATCTGCTGAATTACGAAACAGCAAATTGGCTATTTTATTTGAAAAAAATCAAAAGGAGGCCAACTAATGGCTAATATTAATACGATTAATGATGCTTGGATTGCCCAAGGGCAAAAGGTGTCAGACTTGAACGACAAGTTAAACGCAGCTGTCCTTGACGACAGCTTTGATCAAGAAAAGTTTAAAGCAATGAAACAAGACCGCGACAATGCGGTTGCCCGGCGTGATGCTTTACATGAACAATTGGAAGAAGAACGTAAAGCTCAAGAAATTGCCAATATGAACAAAGACGATGTAAATCCACTTGATGATAATGAAAAAGACATCAAAGCTGAGTTCATTAAGAACTTCCAAGGCATGATTAAAGGTGACCCTAAAGTTATGAACTTGGTAACTTCTTCTACCGACGAAGCTGGCAATGCAATTGGTTTGACTCTTCCTCAAGATATTCAAACGGCAATTAATACGCTGGTTCGCCAATACGATTCATTACAGCAGTATGTTAATCGGGAAGCTGTTACAACTCAAACCGGGTCACGAGTTTACGAAAAATGGACTGATGTCACTCCTTTAGCTGATTTAGATGATGAAACAGCCACTATTGGTGATAATGATGATCCTAAGCTATCCATTATCAAATACACGATCCATCGGTATGCTGGCATTACCACAGCTACTAATTCGTTACTAAAGGATACCGTTGACAACATTTTGGCTTGGCTGTCTCAATGGATTGCTAAGAAGGTTGTTGTTACTCGCAATGCTAAAATCATTGCAGCAATGAACAATGCGCCTAAAAAGCCCAACTTGTCCAAGTTCGATGACATTATTACGATGATTAATACTGCTGTTGATCCTGCCATTAAGTCTACGTCGTTCTTAATGACAAATACGTCAGGCTTCAATGTACTGTCCGAGGTTAAGGATGCTATGGGGCGTTACCTATTGCAACCCGATCCAACACAACCTGATCGGTATTTAATCCGTGGCAAGCGGATTGTAGAGGTAGCTGACAAGTGGTTGCCTAACGTTGGAACTACGTCAGCACCGGCTTATCCACTTTATTATGGCGATTTATCGCAAGCAGTAACTTTGTTTGACCGAGAAAGTACTTCCTTATTGACTACCAATATTGGCGGTGGCGCCTTTGAAAAAGACCAAACCAAGATTCGCGTAATTGATCGCTTTGATGTTGAGGCCACTGATACGGAAGCCTTCGTTGCAGGCTCGTTCAGTAAAATTGCTGACCAAACGGCCAACTTTGCGGCGAATGCTGCTACAACGACCAACGGGAAGTAATTAGCCAACTATGTCGCCAATAAATACACAGTACAGTGACAATCTGGGCGGCTAAGCAAGGATGTGATTTAAGTGGCGGCTGATTTAGAAACATTGAAATCATCTTTGCGAATTGACGGGGATGATGACGACAAACTGCTAAAAGGCTACTTGTCTGCAGCCACTAGCTACATTAAACAGGCCATTGGGGACGACAATAGCGTTCTAGGGTTCTATGAAATGGAAGGCGTGAAAGACTTGTTTGAAACTGCTGTTTACGCCTTAGCTGGTTCATACTGGTATTATCGGACATCAATCACTTCAAACACTGTTAATCCAGTTGACTTAGTTGTTGATTCAATCATTGGCCAATTGCGAGGCCTGTATAGCCAAAAGCAGGGTGAGGTGGATGACAATGGCGATTAATAGGTTAACTCCAGTTGACTTTAACCAACGTATACAGATTGGCACTGTTAAAACTGTTCAAAATCCTATTAACGGGACTAGCAAGCAGACGTTTGTTAGCCATTTTAGTTTATACTGTGCATCCTATACACGATCGATTGCATATTCATATCAACTCACAACTGAGCAATTAGAGCAAGTAGTGGTCATTATTAGGCACAATCCTAAAGTTTATGAAGGCATTAAATGCCAGTATAAAGGTAAACTTTACGATGTCATCAATGACAGCATGGATGATTCTAGTAATTATCTGTCTTGCGATTATTTGACGCTTAAACAGGTCACTAAGGGGGCCTAGCTATGGCAAACGATGATATGGCCGACCAACTAGCAAGCTGGCTTAAAGACGTCCATAAGCTAGTTCCCAATGAAGCTGAACAGGAGCGGATAACCAAAGCCGGCGCTAAGAAGTTAGCTGATAACTTGACGGAAGTCACGAGAAAGAAACACTATTCAAATCATAAAGACGAGAAGTACGGACACATGGCTGACAACATAAGCTATAACAGCAACGATATAGACGGCGAACACGATGGGAGCTCAATTGTAGGGTGGACTAATAAATACCATGATATGAACGCCATGAGGCTAAACGATGGGACTAAACATATTAGGGCTGACCACTTTGTTGATGAGAACTTAGCCGACAGCCAAGATGATATCTTTAACGCCATGCTAGATGAATATAAGAAGGAGGACGATGACTAATGCTATTACCAGTATCACAGGTAGCCAGCCTAGTTAACGCCCTCAATTTAACGTGGCTAGATAAAGTCTACCTTAATGAAATACCTAACGAAGATTTAGACAACACTACTAGTACAGTCATGCTATTGCAAGAGACCGATTCAAGCCCGGCCTACCTTGCAAACAACACGTTTAAAGGGTTAGCAATGGGTGTTGAGATTCAAATCTTCTACAAGGTTAACCTAGCCGATGACTTTAACCCATTGGAAGCTGAGATAGCTTTGATGAAAAGCCTTAAAGAGGCCGGCTGGTTAATTGTATCTAGTCAGCACCACACAACTGACCCGGATACCAACCAAGTGACCAAAACAATTTATGTAACTAAAAATGAAATGATTTAAAGGAGAGATATTTAAATGTCAAAACACAACATTGTAAAAGCAACTTTTGCTTTGCTAGATGATAATGGCGACTTAATTAAAGACGCTACCAAAGGTCTATCTACTGACGGAATCTATGTTGCCGATCACAATGGCGAAGGTTTCAGTCAAATCAATGTGACTGCTATCGAAGCGGCCGGGACGCCTGGTTGGGGGAATGGACAAATCAAACGAACAGCTTATGGTAAGTCTATGCCCACGCTGGCTTTAACCGCCTTAGATTTGGACTTCAAGATTAACCAGATGCTAAAGGGGTTCACACAAAACACCAATACAGGTGCCTGGGTTCGTCAGCTACCTAAGCCACATGTTGCGATGATTGCCGAATCACAATCATTAGATGGCGACATCTCAATTTATGAATGCTTTAACAATATCGAATTCGTTGAAGAAGCATCTAATAACAGTACTGATACCAACAGTGAAGCTGCTTACTCAACAGTCCTAAATGGTACCGTCTTAACGCCATTAAAGTCTAACATTTTCTTAGCTGCCAACGGGGTACAACAACCTTATATGATTGCCAAGTCAACTGATACTAACTTCGACCTAGACAAGCTTATGGCTGAAACGTTTGGCGGCTACACTAAGTCAACAAGTGGCACAACCGGTGGAGCGACTGGTAAATAGAACTAATTATCTAAAGGCTTCCTTAATTTGGGTGGCCTTTTTACATACCTAAAAATAAATGAAAGAGGTAATTTTTATGAAAATCAATGCTAAAAACTATTTTAAAATCAACAAGACGGCTGATGTAACGCCAACTAACAATATCATTCGATTAGCTACCAAAGTTCAAATTGGTATGTTGGAATCACAAGACACCGAAAAAGAAGTTACCAAACTAGACGCAATGAAAAACGGCCTAGAATTGCAAGATGATATGGTTGGCTTTGTACAACGGGTCATGGGATACACTGACAAACAGATGGAGTCTATTAACGATACTGTCTCAATTGAGCGTTTTGGCGAAGGAGTTGGTTATCTAATCATGCGGTTAAATGGTATTTCAGATGCCGACATTAAGTTATCTGAACAAAAGCAACGCAAGGCAATTGAAGATGCTAAGTCGTCAAAATAAACCGGCACAAACGCAACGTTGAAATCAAACGAGAGGTTATGAAGTTAAAAAATCAGCAAGAAGATTTTAGCTTGCTAAGTAAACAATTGTTATTGGAGGGAATATCAACCAAGGAATTTGGCGATAGTCCCTTTTTTGATTTCATGGCGGCTTTAAATGCTCGTAAAAAGGAAGACCGATCTGAGTTAGTCGACCCACTAGAAGCCATTAATCAAACGTATGGCTTATAAGCGTTTGTGCCTAAAAGGAGGTTAAAAAAGAATGGCTAAAAAAGTAGTCGGCCGTGAGATGACCAGTAAGGTTGGCCTCGACAGTGCTGAGGCTGTTAAATCACTAAAGACGTTGACAGCCGAGGTTAAAGCCAATACTAGCGGCTGGAAGGCTCAGGAGACGGCATTAAAGTCAGCAGGTGAGTATCAAAAGGCCGCAGCAGCTAGGGTAGATGGCTTAGCCAAATCAATGGAGATGCAGAAGTCTAAAATTGATGAGTTAAAGTCCCGTCAATCAGGCCTAAACAGAAACACTAAAGACGGTGAAGAAGCTTATTTAAAACTATCTGACCAGATTAACAAGGCTAGTCGGTCATATGACTCAATGGGTGGTCAACTAGATCGGGCCAAGTCTAAATTACAGTATTACAACAGTGGGTTAGCCGACTTACAAAAGGGCTATAAACAGAGCACGGCTTTAAGTGAGTCCTATGTGAAACGCCTAGAAGCCGAGGGCAAACAAGAAGATGCTAACAAGGCTCGTTTAAGTGGTTTAAAACAGGCCTATTCTAACATGGAGTCCCAATATAAGGCTCAAACTAACGAACTAGACCGAATTAAGACGGCTAGTGGAGCTACCTCAGACGCCTATAAACGCCAGCAAGTGCGTGTTAATGAGACCGCAACAGCCATGGCTAAAGCTAAGACTAGCCAAAACGAGCTACTTAAAGCGATGGAAAAAGAACCTCATGGATTTATGCACGGTGTTCGTTCTAAGCTTGATAGCATTGATGATAAAGCTAAGAAGACATCTCATTTATTCGGTACAATTCTAGGCGCGCATCTAGTTGCAAACGGAATTACCAACGCTTTATCAAGTATAACGGCATCTTTTGGCGAACTTAATAGTGCTGTAACAGAATATGATAACAAGCAACGTACAATGACGGCCACATGGACTACTTTAACTGGTTCAAACGGAAAAGGTAAACAAATGGTCGACATTGGGAATGGGTTAGCTTCAGCTTTCAATCAAAATATCAATGTGGTTGATGAACTTAACCAGTCATTTTACCATGTGTTTGATAATGCACCACGAACTAAAGAATTAACTAAGTCAATATTAACGTTGGGCGATACTCTTAACCTAAGCGATGAGAATGTTACTCGACTAGGCACCAACTTTACTCACATGTTATCAAGTGGCAAGATGCAACTTGGTGACTTTAACATGATTAACGATCAATTGCCAATGTACGCTGAAAAGATGTTGGAGTTTGAAGAGAAGCAACAACATAACAGTAAGCTAACTATGTCTAGCTTGCGCGACCAAATGAGCGCAGGCAAGATTAGTGCTAAAGATGCCGAAGAAGTTATGAACTCACTTGGTGGTAAGTACGCCAAAGCTTCAGAGAACTTGATGAAGACTATACCCGGTATGGAACGATCAATTAAGACTCAAATGCCGGCGTTATTAGACGCCATTTACAAGCCAATTGCCAATATGAAGTCCCCATTAATGGGACAATTTACAAAATGGATTGGTGATAAGGACACTAAATCTGAGTTTAAAGATGTTGGCAATGCACTAGCCTTGCAGATTAATGACATAACTAAAGCGTTTGCTGGTAAAAACTTTAATGTTGGTGATAGCCTCAATAAAATGTTGTCTAACCTAGCAAAAGGCATTGATAAAATGGGTGCTAACATCGTTGCTCACAAAAAAGAAATAAAGTCATTCTTTAGTTCAATGAAGACTGCTTCCAAGACATCTTTCAACGTGTTCGTACAATCTCTCAAGGACATTGAACCAATATTGAAGATTGTCGGTGAATTTGCTGAGAAACACCCTAAAGTATTCGCTGGTTTAGCTTCTAGTGCCTTTATAGCAAGTAAGGGTATATCTGCATTAAAGCTAGCCTTCAGTGGCTTAGACTTGGCGAAGGGCCCAGGTGGCAAGCTTAGCCGGATTGTGTTAAAACCAAAGGTTGATGGAGCTGAAGGTGAACGAGAACTAACCAAATTTGCAAGTTTTGTCAAGCGTTCAGGGACTGGAATGGGTCACTGGTTAAAGATGGCTGCTAGTGTAACCACTGCTAAAGCTAAGAGTGGAATTAGTGCTTTGTGGACACACACTAAATCAGTTGGTGGACAGATTGGCAAAGGCCTATCATGGACCGCAAAAATTGCATATAAGGGTGCATCTAAAGCTTTTAGTGTCTTAGCTGGCGGTATCAAATTGGTTGGTAAGTCGTTTTTATCATTGGGAAAGTTGATGCTGACAAATCCAATTGGACTAGTTGTCACGGCAGTAGTTGCGCTTGGAGTAGCCCTTTATGAAGCGTATAAGCATATCAAACCGTTCCGCGATGCAGTAAATGGTATGGGGACTGCCATGAAGAAATTGTTTACTGGCAAATTTGGTTGGGAAAAATCAATTGGTAAGAAACTTGCAGGTGTTGGGTCTACCATTAGTAAATGGGGCAAAGGCGCCGGTAAGTTTGTTTCTAAGCATAAAACTGAAATATTAGCTGGTTTAGTTAGCCCGTTCGCTGGGTTATCCGCTTGGTTCTTAAAGGACACTAAGACTGGTAAAAATGTTCAAAAATGGGCGAAAGGTTTTAGTAAGGACATTAAAAAAATGGGCTTGAAAAAGGCCATGGATAAACAAGTTAACGATGCGTCTAAGGCGTTTAAAAAGTCAAAATTCGGCAAGTGGTTTAACAACATTGATAGCAGCTTCAACTCATTCAAAAAATCATTTAAGAAGACTTGGAATAAGCATTGGTCTGATACGGGAAAAACACTTAAACGCGATTGGAATGGCTCAGTTAAGGACACCAAGAACTTCTTTAGCTCTATCGGTAAGAAGTGGGATACATGGAAGTCTAGCTGGAAGAAGAGTTGGGCCAGCCACTGGTCTAGTAACGGACGTACCCTAAAATCCAATTGGGATGGCTCGTACAAGCTTACTAAGTCATTCTTCTCTAGTATGGGTACTAAGTGGGCTGGCTGGAAAAAGAGCTGGTCACACTCATGGAATAGTCATTGGGACAAGATGCGGTCTAACCTGCACAGTTATTGGAACAAAGACCTGAGCCATACTAAAGTGTTCGGAAATTCAATGGGTGACTGGCTATCATCATTCAAGAAGTCATTCAAATCGGGATGGTCTGGCTTAGGTACCGGCGTTGAGAATATCTTCAAAGGGCTCTGGAAGAACCTAAAGAAGTTTGCTAGAGACGGCATGAACGATGTTATCGACCTTATCAATGGTGGTATCAATGCGGTTGATAGTGTCATCCATACGTTTGGTGGTAAAAAGAAAACCATTGGTGATTTAAGTCATGTTCACTTTGCCACTGGTACTGGGATGTTTAGTGGATCACGTAATCCAATCACCAAGCCTACATTAGCCATGCTAAATGATGGTCACGATTCCCCAGAAACCCATAATCAGGAAGCTTTAATTCATGCCAATGGCGAAGCTGAGTTGATTCATGGGACTAATGTTATGCGGTTACTAGAACCCGGTGCCGAAGTCCTAAACGCGTCTGAAACCAAGATGCTTGGATTAACTCACTTCTCTAAGGGCACTGGCTTTTTTGGTGATATTCTAAACAGTGTCACTAGTGGTATCTCAGGCGTAACTAGTTGGGTTGGTAAGAAGGTTAACGGACTAGAAAAGTTCTTTAAGACCGCTGAAAATATTATCGCTCACCCGATTAAGTCACTTGAAAACCTGTTTAGTTGGTCTGCTAAGGGTGTTTCAGGAGTCATGAGCGATATTGGTCATGGCCTATTTAATGGTGTTGAGAAACAAGCTAAGACATGGTGGTCAACCTTATGGAACAGTGTCAGCGATAGCCTCGATGATGGCACTGGTTCAAGTTCTAGCTTAGTCAAAGCCATGGAGAAGTACGGTAGCACCAACAAGTATGTCTGGGGTGCTGCTGGGCCTAGTGCGTTTGACTGTTCCGGCCTAGTTGAGTACACACTGAAGAAGATGGGCATTAGTTTCCCACGTACGTCAGGTGAGCAATATAAGGCATCTAAGCATGTCAGCGACCCTAAGCCAGGCGATTTAGCTTTCTTTGGCCCCGGTGGTAGTGAACACGTTGGTGTTTATATCGGCGGCGGGAAGATGTATTCTGCTGAGAATGAGCATGATGGTATGGGTATCAGTAAAGTTCATGGCGGTGGCTATGGAACCTTCGCTGGTTATGGACGCGTACCGGGCTTGTCTGACAGCGCTAGCTCGGATAAATCTGCTAAGTCTAGTGGCCTGTTAGGCATGATCAAGAAGCAGGTTGGTAGTGGCTTCTGGTCATTTATCAGTAAGTTGGCTGACATGTTTGGTGATGACGGCGGTGGTGCCATCGAAGGCGGCGCTATTACTCACAGTATGATCGACCGAGCCCTGGAGATGACCAAAGTACCAAGAAGATATTGGTCTAAAATGCAGTCAGCTATTATTAAGACAGCTGACAGCGAAACAGGCAACCGAAATATCATGCAAACTATCTCAGATGTCAACTCTGCTAATGGTAACCCAGCCGGTGGCCCATTGCAGTTCACCAAGACAACCTTTGATGCGTTTGCCTTTCCGGGACACCATAACTTTAGATCAAGCTTCGACCAAGTGCTGGCGTTCCTTAACAACAGTGATTACTTAAATGCTACTGGTAACACGTCCATTTGGGGACATGCCAAATATGACTGGTTGCATAGTGGGCCAATTGGACATAAGCGGTTTGAAAATGGTGGTATTATCAACACTAACCAACTTATTGAGGTTGCTGAGAAGAACAAGCCCGAGATGGTTTTGCCGCTAACAAACAAATCACGGGCTAACCAGCTAATCACACAGGCTAACCAGATTGTTAATGGCAATAATAGTAATCAGATTGCATCTAATAACAGTGAAAGTAGTGAGAAGCTTGATAAAGTCATTGCGTTATTGGCGGCTTTAGTATCAGGCCAAGGCAATGTACAAGCAGTCATTGCTAAATCTGACGTGGTTAATGCCGTTAAATCTGACAATAAGACTACGTCACAATATTCACAAATGATGGGGTACTAATATCCCAGTCAATCAAAGGGTCGTCCTTAATTGGGCGCCCTTTTTACATAGTTAAACTTAAAAAGGAGGTTAAATCGTGACCTTACAACGAGATGATTTTGAATATGCTGGCTTGAATAGCCGGGACGATTTGCAAGTTGAGATGGGTAACGTGGTATTACCTAGTGCACCGACCATGGCTGAACAAGTGACTGATATACCGGCCATGTATGGGAACCAATTTAATGGCACGGACTTTACTAGTCGGACGATTAGCATTCCAGTGTCAATCTACTGTGCTGATAATCAAGACGCCTTTAATCAGGTGATGCACAATTTAAGTGGTCTGCTACTAAGCGATGACCCCAGTGATAATGGTAAAGAGTACCCACTAGTATTTGGCTTTGAACCCAAGGTAACCTATTGGGGACATATTACCGCAATTAGTGACCCAGCCCCGATTAACCCGGGTATGTATGACATGACACTAACCATTACCTTTGTGCAATCCGACCCACGGGCAACCTTACCACAGGTTGAAACACCATTAAAGAACGGTTTAAATACAATCACTGTTGATGGTACCGCTAGAACAGAGCCGGTTATACAGATCATACCTAAGCGTGATTTAAAACACATTGGTTTTACTTTAAATGGTGGCGAATATGGGCTAGGGCCGGATAGTGATGAGGATCAAGCGGTGGCAGTACAGCCTTACACGCAAGTTGTGAACAGCGACGTATTAAATACCATGGCTGAGTGGACTAATGATGTCAATGCCATTGCTCAGATGAAGACCGCCGGCAAGTACATTTATCAAGGTGAAGCTGATAGCAACCGAGATACCCAAGTGTTAATGGTCAAGCTAGCTAATGGGGTTAAACAGTATGGTAGCCATCAGCCAGACTGGTATGGTCCCGCTGTTCGCTTTACCGGTATGACTAACAGTTTAACCAATTATCGAGTTAAAACTAGAATCCACCACATTAAGCACTCAGGTACTCATAATGGGCGTGCAATGGGGCGCGTGGAAGTCCTGCTGTTAGACCCTAATGGGGCAACGATTGGTCGCTTTGGTCTAGCTGATACTAATTCCGGCGGTACACCAACTTGTTACTTACAAATCACTAAGCCGGGTGGCACGTTTGCCGGCGGTGATGGTAAACATGAGACGTTCTACAATGGCAAAGGCCCATCAGGTAGTTCCAGCAATGGCCGTGACCAGAAGATTAAAATTAAAACTGGCACTACGACTAAGACAGTGGTTAAAAGATCACGCAACAAGCATGGCAAAGTAACCACTAAAACCATTAATAAAAAAGTCGATAAGTATATCACGGTCGTCAACAAAGAAGAAAAGTCGGCGCTAAGCACCAGTTGGCTAGAACTCGACTTAATCAAAAATGGCAAGGTGTTTAGCTGGTCAATCACGCAATACTACACCAGTGGCAGTCACAATGGTCAACCATGTAAAGACCCTAAACGGTTCCTGATTGTACACGGCACGTTTGTTGATAGAAATTCAAATTATCAATCGGCTTTAGGTGGTATCGGTGGAGTGTTCTTCAAGCATTCAATTGCCGAAGATGACGAAAATGTAGGCTATGAAAACCCGTTTATGTCAATCACCCACCTAGACATTTACCAAGTTAATGATGTGGCTCAGGACGCACCTAAGTACATTGCTAATGCCGGTCAAGAGATTGTTCTAAATTGTGAGACTGATAGCACCACAGTGGGCGGTAAGCTAGCTAGTCCAATCTGGTCAACGGACTATCCCAAGCTTAGTCCGGGGGTTAATAGCCTAACTATGATTGGTGACCTAGATGACGCACAAATCACACTTAAATATCTACCCAGATTACTCTAGCAACACTTAAAGGCTTCCCAATTAAGGGTGGCCTTTTTACATAACTAAAATAAGGAGGTTAACAGATGGCTTTAAATAACCAATATTTAATCCTAGATTCGAATTTAAAGCGGATTGGGACCCTGACTGTTGACGGTGCCACTAAGTTCTCTAACGACAGCGTCAAGATTCAACTAGCTGATTCAGACACAACTAGCACGTCATATGATGATGATGTTAATGTGGGTACTAATGACACGTTTGATGGCACGGTTAACCTAAATGCCCAATCTAAAAAGTTTGATCATCAAGGCCAACTAGACGTGCTTCAAGGCCAGCCAGATTCAGATAAAGTGGTGGCTGGTAACAACTTAGCCTATTATGACGAGCTATCGGGCCATTGGTATGTCATGCGTATATACAGCGTGGAAGAGAACAATACCGCCGCTGTTAAACACGTCACAACGGCTAACTTTACCAATCTGTGTTTGTACAGTTTAGCCCATCATTATCCGGTGGTCACTACGGCTAGTGCCAGCTCGCTTCAGACGGCCTTTAACGAATGCTTTAACGCCACTGGCTGGACACTAGACTATCAGACGACTAATGTGATGACCCCGACAATTACCATTGATGGTAAAACGAAAGCTAGTACATTAGTACAGACACTCATTCAAACCTATAACGTTGAGATCGACCCTTATGTTGAGATTGATAGCCAAGGGAATATCACGAAAAAGGTGTGTGTCATTACTGACAAGCTTAATGCTGACGTGGTCTATAACGAGGCGGTATTTGGCAAGAACATCACTAGTATTAAACGGACAACGGTATCAACGCCCGTGACTAAGTTAATCCCATATGGGGCCAACGGTAGCACGATTGCAGTGGTCAATGATGGTAAGCCTTACATTGTTGATGATGACGCTAATCAGAAATATAACCCTGATTGGCAAGCTGGCCTGTACTACGAAGCTGTGGTTACCGCTAATCAGATTAGCAATTCAGCCGGTTTGAAAGCCTGGGCTCAGGATATGCTTAAGCTATACAACCACCCGCGGACTTATTATGAGGTGAATGTAACACCCAACTTTAATCCGCCATTAGGCGCCACGATTAGGTTTAAAGATGAGTTAATTGAGCCCGTATTAGACGCTAGCGGTCGCGTTATTCAACGGACAATCAGCTTTGCTAACCCGTATGGCAACACGGTTGGTTTTGGCGAGTATACAACTGTTCAAGTAGCCACGCCGGCATGGATGGAACAGTACCAGAACGCACTCAGTAAGGCGGTTGAAGAAGCTAAGGCCGATGCTAGTTCGATTAAACCAGTAGCTTTAACGCCTGACGGTAACAATTTCACGGATACCACCCAAACTAAACGGTTGATTTTACAGGCTTGGGAAGGTAGCACCAATATTTCATCATATATTGACAGCAAGGGCTTTATCTGGCGCCGTTATAATACCGATGGCACGGTTGACACTAGATACCAACAAACAGGCTACTTAATCAATGCGGGCAGTGATGCTGTCGGTACCTTACACGGCACGATTGAAGCTGACTATATCCAAGATGATCCCGAGATTAAGCTAGACACCACTGGTATTAGCTATTTAGGCGTCTATGGTCCCGATGATAATGGGGCGCATTCAGCGACCCAATATATGGCACGTTTAAGCAATGGGCAGTACCTAACTAGTCGGGCTCGTGATGACAGTGGGTCTAGTGATACCATGTTTGCTTTACAGGATAGCAAGTTTGCCGTGCAGTCAGTGATGTTACAAGTCCATGGGCAACATGGTGGGACATTCGGCGTGCAGGAGGTCAATAACACGGTCTATATCTGGAACATTGTGAGCTTAAAGAACGATGGTAATTACATTCTCGTGCGGTTCCCATATGTAGCGGGGCTTACTTTACAGCCTACCGATAGTCGTGTTCAACAGATTATGGCACTCAAAGGTTACGGCCGAATTAACTATGACCGTCAACATGATATGGTTTCAATCGGTTATAACAATGGTAGCACAGACATTCTCAAAGCTAGTGACCTGCTAGCCGGCAATTACAACGTGCTATACAACTTTAATATCACGGATTATGGGATTGATTTTAATAAGAATACTTACCAATCGGAGTGTTTAGACTTCCCATACTTCTACTTTGCGGCTGGTGGTGGTGAAGCTGAAACAACCGATGACCCCCATAAAGTATGGGCGTTAAATGTTGTGCATAAAGGAGCCGAGTTTGAAGCTTACTTTGACAATGATATGGTAATGCCCAACCTAACCGATGAAAGCCGTGAAGTGGAAACTTGCAACGTCTTTTACCAAGGCACACAGGCCTACTTGTTAGTGACCTTTAACACGCGGGTACTAGAAATTGACCCCTATTCAGCTGAAAAGGAAAAGGTGTACACCATACCCATTACGAAACGATCGGCAGCTAGTGTGATTGATAAGGGGACAATCAATGAAAATGATAGCACAGCTGATTAGAAGGGAGGTGAATTAAATGGCTGAATCTAACGCAACTCAGGTCATATTAACAGATGATGGCATTAGAATTATTAACGCGCAAAATACGGCTGATAATGCGGCTAGTGGGGTCGCCAACTTAAACGATCCCAATTTAATGAGCGTCATTGAAAAGCAGACCCAAGCAGCACAATATGCCGGATTAACAAGTCAGTATAATGTGATTCTAGCCCGTGCTAAAGATGCCAGTATCAGTACGACTGCTTTAACCACAGCCTATACTAATCTGAGTGCCTTTATGACGGCCATCTTAACAGATACCACTAAAGCTAGTGATGTTAATCGAGACACCTATAAGAGCCTCACAGGCGCTTATAATACGGCTCTAAGCAACGTACAGAACGCCTTAAATGATAGTTTTAACACTGACATTGATAACATGCAGTCTAGTGTATCGGTTGCTAGTCAAGCGGCTTCTAGTGCCGCTATCGTAGCTTCACAGGCAACGTCAACGGGCAATAATGCTAGTCAGGTTGCATCACAGGCGGCTAGTGCGGCTAACCAAGCTAGTGCTGATTACACAGCTTTAAGTGCCGGGGTTGAAGATGGCTCAGTCGTGCATATTACCACTAAGACGGTGATTGATGCCGCTGTGATTGGCACAGCTGAAATAGCTGACGCCGCTATTACTGACGCTAAAATGGGCAACATTAGTGCTAACCATATTATTACTGGCTCAATTGATGCTAGTAAAGTAACAGTGGCTAAATTGGACGCTGGGAACATTACCACTGGAACACTCAGCACTGACCGGTTAAATGTCGGCAAACTATCGGCTTTAAGTGCCAATTTAGGTGACGTTACAACCGGCTCACTCAAAGGTGTCGACATTGTGGCTAACACGTTTAGCACGCCTAATGGATCATTTACAACCGATGCAAACGGTAATGTGGTGGCTAGCAACTTAACAATCAGAGGTGTTACTAACCTAGTTTATAATGCATCATTATTAGGCGGAAGTGGCACGAATATCCCGGGTTGGGGCATCAGTAATAATGGCTATTATTCAAGTTATACTTTGCATGATGGTGTGCCATCAATTGGTTTTAATGCTTCTACTGGTTCTGGAGTTTGGAATATTTTTGCCCAATCTAAGCTTTATCCATTAAATGGGTTAACTGGTCAGCCTTATAGCGCATCAGTTTGGTTCATTGACGATGGTAGTGAAGCTGCCATGAAGTATCAATTTACACTGGCCTTCTTTGATGCCAACGGTAACCGATTGGCTAGTGGATATGCTGGTAACACGTGGAATGGTAATCCAACTTCACAAGGTTGGGCATACAAGACAATTAACAATATCATTTCACCAAGTACAGCTGTCTATGTTGCTATCCAATATTGGGCATACAACGGTACTGGTCATGCTCTATTTAGTTCACCTATGATAACTCAAACTGCTCAATCAACAGGGTACCAGCCAGACACAGGTAATGTTGTCAGTGCTGGCGAAATAGATGGCTCAGTTATTAATGGTTCAACCATTAATGGGACAACGTTCAATGCCGGTGACATTATTAGCAGCACTTATAACACTAGTCGATTCTATCCAACAACTATTACGCCAGCTGGTTTAGTAGCAACTACTGGTTTTAACAGCATGGATGGACTACGAACAGAGATGTCGGCAGGGTCATTTGTAACTAAATACCGAGCTGTTCATTCTAGTAGTAATCAATACGAAGCTTACGACGGGGTGTTCTCCGGTGACGAGTTAGCACTTAATTCAGGATTTACGAATGGAATTGACATGGGCTTTCAACAACCTGTTTCCGGTAATCAATTAACGGGCCAAGTCGTGCTTAGCCCGTTAAACGGGATCCATTTATGGGGGAGCACGCAATCTATTCATTTTAGTGGTCTTCAAATGAATGGCACGGGTATTACCATGAATAGCTATGGTAATATTCTGGCAGATCAGGGTTCGACTTGGTGGCGTGTTGTAGACTTTTCTGGCAAAGAGATTGCTAATTTTGGCACGGATGTCGCAGGAAGCAATGCGATTAAGTTTAATCGTGAATTAGATATTGGCAATTTCCATATTAACACCGGACATACTTTCACTAGTTGGGACAAAGGGGCTATTCACTTTGCCAAGGGCGGTGGCGGTGCAGCTGATATTTATGCAGGCGCCGTTAACTATACTAGTTTGGTTAAATCGTCCCTATTAAGTGTTAAGCGGGACGTTCAAAAGGCTGATACGGCCTATTGGGCACAACTAGTTAACTCAATTGACTTGGCAACATACCAATACAAAACCGACGATAATACCAGTCATTTGCGATTATCTAGCATTGTTGACGACGTTAATGTAACAAAACAGTGGCAATTGCCAGATGTATTTATTAGTCGTGATGAAAACGGCAGGTTAAATGGGGTGGATGACAGTGTGCTTTTAAATGCCACCCTAGCTACGGTACAGGAACAACAAAAGCAGATTGATCAATTAAACGGGCACAATATGGAACTAGAGGCTAGATTAAATAAATTGGAGGCCAAATTAAATGGATAGTATTTTGATTACGAATTATAAACCAGATTACACGAACAACATTATGACGATCAGCATTCAGATTAACACGCTAGGAATTAGTTCACAGGTCAGTATTACCATGGATGAATTTAACACTGCCATTGCTGGAGGTGCTGGGGGAGCAGATAGGGTTAAGTTGAAGGTGTTGAACACGCTGATTGATAGTCTGACTGCTTTAAAGCCAGTTACCACGACTACGACAACCACCACACAGGAGGATTAAATTATGAATATCGATGCACAGGCCTTAATTAACAAGATGACGAGTAACTATGCCCAAGCAATTGCCGTTAAAGATCAGCAATTAGCGATGGCACAAGTTCAAATTGACCAGCTCAATGCCAAGTTGGCTGAGAAGGAGGCACCTAAAGATGGCGAAAACGCTTAGTTTTACCGATACTTCACCACAAACGGTTAAAATTGGCGATACCACCACTAGCTTTACGTTAATTTGTGGCAATGATAATGTGGCCACGGACTTAACTAATGCCACTTCAATTACCGTTAAATTAGGCAATACTAGTGGCTATCTTAAATCGGTCACAGTTGGCCCAACTAGTTTAACGGATCCAACAACTGGCCAGATTGTGCTAGCTTTAACAGCGGATTTAATGACCGGCTTAACAGCGGGAGATTATCAGCTAGAAGTATGGGTGGTTGATAGTACCGGAACGTCAATTTACCCGAGTGAGTCAACATTACAGTTCCAAATTAATAGTAGTCTTGAATAGGAGGTAGACAATTGAATAAGCACAAGTTAAAGGCACTCATCTTAACGGTGGGCGCCATTTTTATGGCCTTTTTAATGGTCAATGTTACCAGTCAGGCTTCAACTAGTCGTGACCAAGGGGTCGACTGGTCTAAGTATAACGGCAATAGTGGGATATTCGGCTATAGCACCGATAAGTTCGTGCTCTCACAGGCAGGTGGCTTTTATGGTGGCACTAATATTCCTCAGACCACGTATAACAGCCAAGTTAAATCAGCTCAACAGGCTGGTAAACGAGTGCACACCTATTTATGGGACGGTGTTGGTGGCAATATGACCAATGCCAAGGCGATGATGGCCTATTACTTGCCACGTGTTAAGACACCCAAGGGTAGTATTGTCGCACTAGACTATGAGGACGGTGCTTCTAATAGTGTGACAGCTAACACTAATGTCATTAAAGCTCAATTTAAGTTAATTAAGGCGTACGGCTATACTCCAGTGTTATACTCCGGCAAGGCCTATTTAAACGCCCACGTTAATACTAGCACCATTGTTAAAGCCTATGGTAATTGCCTGTGGTTAGCTGAATATCCGGACTATCTGGTTAGAACTAGTCCTGATTATAACTGGTTCCCTAGCATGGACGGCGTGGCTATCTTCCAATTCACTAGCATGTATAAAGCAGGCGGATTAGACGGCAATGTCGATTTAACGGGCATTACTAAATCAGGCTACACGACTGCTAGCAAGAAACAAGCTCAAGCCAACGTTAAGCAGGCTCAGGCAGCTAAGAAAACTTCCTTTACGGTTGTTAAATATAACCAGCAAGGGGTGTTCTATCCTAATCGGACACTAGCTGTTCGCTACACGGATTCAGACAAGGTACGTCAAGTTGCTACCTACTACAAGGGTGAGAGTGTGACTTACAACGCAGTTATTATTGAACACGACTATGTATGGGCACGCTACACCCGTTCAAACGGTCTGTATGGATTTATCAAGTTAGGTGTCACTAATGGCCATGACTACGGGAAGCGAGTTACTGGTCAGCTGGTTAGTCATACGTATTACACAGTCAAGTCCGGCGACAGCTGGTGGACAATCGCACAACGCAATGGTCTAAATATGACTACATTAGCTAGTCAGAACGGCAAGACGATTTACACCACTATCTATCCCGGCCAGCGATTGGTGGTGCAGTAATGGCACAATACGACGATACAACTAAGTTATTAATGGATATTCAAAAGGATGTGGCCGCCACCAAAACGAAAGTTGAGAACATCGAAGAAAAATTGAATCAAGTTGACGATATTGGCGACAAAGCGGACAAGGCACTGGCCAAGTCAATTGAGGTCGAGCATGAGATAGGACGGGTTACTCAAACACAGAATTGGGTTATCGGTGTCCTAGTTAGTGGCGTGCTTGTCACGTTGCTAGTATATGTTGCAGAGAAGTTTTTATAGGAGGTAAAATATGATTAAAAAAATTAGTTTTAAGAATGTTGATGGTAGCTTGAATGGTAAGTTGATCGCTGGAATTATTTCGTTATTAATTGTGTTGGTTCAACAAGTCTTTGCCATGTTTGGCATTAAGTTTACTGGTGACTGGTCAGCCATTGTTGCCGTTATTAACACAGTATTAACGATCCTTGGTATGCTGGGTGTTATTACTGACGTTCAAACAGTGACAGTACCAACAGTTAAAAGTGACGAGGAAAGCCAAGTTGAAGCGACGGCTAATAAAGTTGCTGACGAAGCGCAAACACCAACGTCCACAGTTGCTGTAGTGAATAGTTCTGCAGCATCTGACACTGAAACGGCGTCAGAATCCGCCTCACAAGCAAGCCAAAAGTAG